GGTCAGATAGCCTGAGAGAGCGCCCGGAGGCAGCTGCGGAAGAAGACCACCACCTGTAGGTTGAGCAGGAGTAAGATATGCCATGATTAGCCTTCGGGAAAGAGATCATCCATACTGATACCAGAGTCAGGAGGAGCAATACTGCTACTAGGATCAAAAGGATTATTGTTAAAATATGGACTATTCGGGTCTTCTGGAACTTGGTTATTAATAATCGAAGCCGTGTCCTGAGGACCGTTATAGAACTGGCTACTAGGATCATCCGTATACTGGCTTGCTGTATTAGTCGGGTAATATGGTGTAGTATTACCATCACCATTATCACCACCATGCTGAGCATAGGCTTGAAGGTCTGTCGTAGTGCCATCAGGGTTAGTGATGTAGCGAATACCTTGGTCGAGAAGATGCCCAGCTGCCTGTAGTCCAGCAGCACCACCAGCGTTAATGGCGTTGATAGCATCAGTGGCTATTCTTCCAGCACTCACTGTACCTCCACTACCACCTCCACCATTACCATTAGTGTTGCTAGTATTAGCCATCCCAAACGGAGCAAACATCGAAGCAAGAGCTTGATTCTGTGAGTTTACTGCCAGTTGACCACCCTCCATCTGCATACGGGCAGCATTGGCAGGATCGAATTGAGCACCACCAAGCATAGCAAGGCGATTAGCTTCAGTGTTCCAAGTCTGGGCAGCAAGACCTGAGGCTTGAGCAGCGAGACTATCAGCCATCGTGCCTGTACCACCATATCCCATTGCTGAGAGACGGCCTTGAGTAGCATCAAGAGCTTGGTTAAGAGCAAATTTATAACCGGGAGTATCTGCGATCTTGCTCGGGTCTTTATAAAGAGCAGAGAGTTCGTCAATATACTGTTGTCGGTTGTTGTTATTACCAAACGGATTAGCCGTAGCAGCAGCTTGATTACCAAGGTCACGATATGTACCAGCATCATTCCATTGCTTAATAGCCATTGCTTCAGCAGGCACAACACTGCCATTAACCAAAGGATTATTGCTACCTGTCACGAATTGACCAACATCATTTAGGAAGCCAGTAACTCCACCATTGGCATTAGTACCACCTGTCGGACTGGTATATCCAGCCGGAGCGACATTGGTAGATGAAACGGTATTTGTAGAATTAGGATCAGTATTAGCACTCGGATCATCAACAATGCTATTGGTGTTATCCGGGCCACCTGCTGCAATCTTTAGTACGGGCTGATAAGCCATTAGTGACTCCCTGCGTAGTTAAGTCCAATTCTCCCAAGTTGAGCCATTACTGGATTTACTCCAGGAATGTATGGAAGAGCTGCTGATGCAAGCTGGTACGGATTAAAGTTTCCATTCACAGCATTACCAATCATACCTGGGGCTTTCTGGAGAAGAGAAGCCAATGCTCCACCACCTCCAGCCAATAAGCCGAAACCACCGACAGCCATAGGGCCGAGAATATCGAGTAGTGTAGTTCCTTGAGGCTTAAGATTCCTACGTGAAGTAACTTGACCAAGCATCGAGTCAGTGCCTACAGCAGTAGGATCATAGAGCTGTGTACTATCGAAACTATGCTTGTTGTTAGCCATATAGTTAGCTTCCGATTGTCCATGATCAAGATTGCTCCGATATTGAGGATTGAAGTCCCCTTGGTTCATGTCAATGGCCTTGGACATATTCGGAATCTTAGAATGATCATACTCTGTAGTATAGTGAGTCGCTCCCGAGTTCGGATCAGTTGTAGCTACGAATCGCGCATTGGGATCGTACTTACGGATACCATTAAGGAAGTCTTGACCCATCTGCGATTGGCTAGGGTCTTGATCCATGTAAGCACCACCACCTTCCATACCACCGTAATAGCCCCAGTAAGGAATAGTATTACCTCCACTAGCAGCGGTAGTAGTAGCTTGGTTCAACAGTTTAGGGTCAGTCAGGACGGCAGCCATTATAGATTGTTCGATCTTGGTTTAGCAATCGGTGTAATCGCCCCTGGAAGTGGCGGCGGGGGAATAATAAATGGAACAGGAGCTGATTGAGTCGGAATAGTAACTCGTGTATTAGTCGAAGTAGTAGGAACAGGCGCTCTAGGAGTTGGTGCTACAGCTGTTTGTCCACCACCATTAATCAATTGTTGAACACCATTCATTCCACCATTAGGAATAGCAATCCCCGGCTGTGTAACTCGAGAAGGAGGTGTCTGAGCAGGTGCTGATGGTTGAGGTACGGTTTGAGTAGCCGTATTATTCTGAGGACCACCAATATGTGAATTACCATATCCTGTATAGTTAGCACCATAGGGATCAGCAACGGCAGATTGACCACCGGATTGACTCCCTATACCACCACTAGCCGCAGTCCCCTGAGGAGCAGTACCATATTGATTCTGCATGTTCTGTGCCCATTGATCCCACGTAGTAGCAGGAGTCGAAGGACCAACACCTTGAGTAACACCTGGACCGCCATTATTTGAGACGCCAGCCCCCAATATAGATTGATGAGTAGTATTGATCTGACCATTCAGATCGTTCAACTGAGTCCGTGCTTGACGGTATGCATCCGTTCCGGGAGCCGTTGACTGCCACTGTTGTAGGAGTGGAAGCCTCTGTGCATACAGTCCATTTAAATCTTGCATCGTTGCCATGTTAATGACTCCCTTGTTGGATATCTACTTCAAAAGCTGCCAGTCTAAGATTCATCTTGGACTTTTCAATGATTGCAAAATCCCATACTCTAGCCATACCGAGGTTGTTAAATACAATACGTCCCTGCGGAGGAGGATTTACAATACGTCTCACGAAGGTATTAGTAAAATTAACACTCGCATCCGGTTGTCCAGAGTTGTCTTTATTGTAGATAAGATACATTGCATAGGTCGAAGTATCACCTGATGCTAAAATGGGAACCGTGTTACAAATTACCTTAAACTTAGAGATTCGTTTGCGCTTCTCATTATCAAACCAAAATGAATTAGTCTGAGCATAGATATAGACAGGTTTAACAATGCTTGTAGAGACATCATCTGAATAAATATTGTCTACTCTAATCCTAAAGATATTCGGAGATACTGCCAGTGTAGCCGTGTTCAAGAAAGCATACTGAACATACAAATTTCCTTGCACGGGACTTGCAAAACTCGTTGCAAACATCGGTGTGCAGACGGGGGCATTTCCATTGTCAAGATCAGATGCAAAACCCCACCATGTCTTATCCTCTACATTATAGACGAAAGCCGAGGATTGAGAATCAAATAAAGTATCAATTTGATATGTGTCTGTATTACTAAAGGACGTTTGAGCTACGTGAGTCAACATACCCCGACTAGATAAGCCATTAACAAAAATCTGTCTCTTACCATTCATAACACAAGATTGAAGGTTAAATGAGTAAGTATTCAGATTAGTAGCGGTCTGAGCAATCTGAGCATCAATATACGGAGTGCTAAGCTTAGTAGGAGTATAGCCATCAAGTCTCCACAGACCAGTCTGGCCATCTTGACCAAAAGCTACCCAGTAAAGAACATCATCTACGTTCTTAATCAGTTCTTGCTTGACAGCACCAAACTTAATAAAAGCTTGATCCAAAGGTGCAAGAGTAGATGGATTATTAACAGCTGCACCTACCTCTTGAAAGAACTCAAGACTGTTGCGACTAAAGGCCACGATATTATTCTTAAAGCGTTCAAGGCCGAGTAATTGATCTGGATAAATATTGGTTTTAATACTTCCGATTTGTAAAGTACCATTCTTCCAAGCACTAATATCATTCTGTCCAGCGTAACTATTCCAGATTGTTCCATCTAGGGTAGCGATATAGAATGTACCACGCTGATTAATAAACTTACCCACCGGAATCAAAGCCGGTGTCTGGTTAGCAGGATATCCAGTATCCGTGATATTATGCAGAACACCACTCATCGTGCCAGCACTCGATATAAGGTAGTATCCAGCACTAGATGTATAATCATGCTTAACTACATTGATTCCTACGCCGGGAACTAAACTACCAGCACTGGTTTGTGAGATTTCACTGAGGTAGATAAAATCATTAGTTGCGGCCGTAATAGAACCAAGTAAAGCACTTGTCCCAGTAACTGGACGAACTTGAATAAGGAAAAACTTAAGAGCAATTTCATCGAATACTGCTAGAACGAATACATCGAACAAAGCAGTAACACAGATAAAATCTCGGATAGAGCAGGATGCTGGATTCGTAACTAACCCGGTCAAAAAATCAGTTCCAGTGCTGAGGAATCCAGGTCTTTTAACAAGTTGAGTCTTTGCCGTCTCTGTCGCAAAATCAATAGATTTCTCCGGGATCATATTGATGATAAGTTGATCCTTGAACGTGTCGAAATCCGAGCCACGACTCGAGTTCTCGTATTGATACCAAGGCGCTCTGATAACGTCTTGGATTGCCTGTAGAGACTTATCGCTCACCGTAACCCCCTCTATTCCAGTCAGGCTGGAGATAGACAGAACCTTCCTCACGGTCGTAGCCAAGAGCCTTAGCCAAATGATCAGCAGCCTTTTTAGTAATCATCGACTGCTGGGCAAAAGGAACACCATATTCATAGCTAAGTTGGTCTGCAAGTCCCCAAGTCAGGGCATTGTAGTAGAAACTGGGAAAGTCTACTAAATCACCCGCGACATCAAGATCATAGAGGGGATACATCCCAACAACTACGAGATTATAAGTAGCAGCAGCATTAGCATCCGGTGTAGGATACACAGAGATAGTACCAACCATTTCTGTCTGTGGCGGACCAGGAGGAAGATACCAAAGCTGGTTAGGAGTACCAGTGCTACTCTTATTACCGAGCATATTGCGTTCTTGCAATGATGTAAGAAGTACCGGCGTGTCAATTGAAGATGAAATATTACGATTAAACGCTTGCACAACTTTAAGAGGAGCTAGTTGATTAACGGCAGCATTAGTACCAATTAAATAGGTCTTCTGACCACTAACATAAGTAATCAATCCAGAAGTACCATATTTCCATATCTGCATACCATCAGTCTGCCACTCCTTGACCAAATCGTTAAGAGCAAACGAGGCTTCAGATACGGCATCGGTACTCGGAGTTTCACCTTGGCCAATGGCACCAATAATACGAAGGGCACGCTTGATAATATCATCCCTTGTCCTGCTATAATTTGTAGTATTAGAAACCAGTGACATAATTAAGCCTTCGTGTATTGTCCAGAGATTAATAGAACTTCTATGGGACTAACTGTTACAGTTCCATTTGGAATATGAATAGTTGTGTTTGCCGTTACCTGCCCTATACGTCGACCCAGACTTGTAAGAGCAACACCCTTTTTATCAACAGAAACCGAACCTACAGGTAGAGATATAGTTGCATTGTTTGTGGTAATACTTCCGGTAGTTGGTGTAAATTCAAGTTTGTAAGAAACTACGTTATTCACATCAACGATATAGGAAGCAGTGATGCTATATCCAGAGCTAGTTATACCACTCACAACTGGCGTCCAGGTTAGATCACCAGTATCATCTGGCCGAGTAAAAGGAAGCAAATGAGCATCACTCTTTGTCTTATAGAAATCTAGGATATTTCGTGGTTCCCAATCTGCTTCACAGACCATGAAACCATCCCAACGTTTCCTGAGTTCACTGGCCTTAAATTTAAAGCCACAAACATCACAAATAACGTTGTAATCATAACTACCAGTACGATGAGTTGTCATTATATTAATTCCGTCTCACAAGACCAATGAATAACCATAAAATTTCCTTGAGCATCAGCAGCAACTTGTGGATTAAGCACACCAAAACTCTGAGGGCCTTGTGAAGAAGTTGTAGGAGAACCTGAGTCAGTAGATAGAGAAAAGTTTCTCCATTTACCATTAGATGCTCCATAGTTATAATAGGTTGGTGATACGTTTTGCCTCATCGCCACTGGTAAATATACCATTGGAGTGAAACCTTTGATACCTGCCAAAACTGCTTGGTAAACTAATGCTCCATTTAAGGTTAGAGTATTCTGGCCGGGGACTACACCATAAGCAAAACTTTTCTGGTAATACCTTTTGCATCTAGCTAACTCAACATCAAAAGGAATATACTCGAAAGCTGTAGCAATGGGATTTAGTTGGTCCCTAGCAATTTCAACTTGTACTCCTGCGAGATAAATACAATCATCAGTGGTTGCACTGGCAGCAGGAGTCCATCCAAAATATGTCTTAAGTTCATTAGAATTAGACGGAACAGTTCCAGAAAATTGATAATATGTCCAAGTAGTAGTAGGACGTATATATCCACTCACTACGAATGTTCCACCAGTGAGAGCAGCTAAAGCACCCTCATCAGTACCAGTTCCGCTCTGAACGTGAGACTCTAATGTCTCTCCATTAGGAGAGTTCACCATAGGTGTACCTGAGAAACCAGTACCGCATTTTAACCAGAAAGAGAGAACAATAGTTTTCCCTGCATAAACTACTGAATTTTTAGATTCAGACATATTCACGAAGAATATTTCAGCAGCAGATGTATCACCCACATTCCGAATAACCTGTACTGCCTGAGCAAATCCGGGCGGTCCAGCTACAGGGTAGACCACAGAATATGAATTAGCGGCTCTTGCTCCAACGGCCCACCTGTCCACAGTAAAGCTTGTTCCAGCAGCATTATTATAACTATTTGCAGCACGTTGATTAATCTGAAACGAACCATTGATCAATAGATTTCGATATCCACCATATTGTTGAATAGTAGAATCTACTGTCGGAATAAGAACTCCCCCTTGACTATATTGATAGACTTCTTGAAACCACTTTTTGAAGGTGAAATCATTGGCATCTACTTGAATAGGAGGAGGAGTTAATCTTACAGTTGACATCTATTAGACCCCTTGATTCACTCGGAGCGTAATAGTGCCCGACGTATACGCCGTAACATTAAGACGAACAGCAGTCATAGGCATCGTGGTACTATCCATAGTCGTAGCCGTCTTTGCAGACAGAGACGTAAGAGGTATCCACACTGCCGTACCAGCGGCAATAGCATCAAAACCATCGAAGGTAAATTCTGCATTAGCCGTACCAACAGCAGCAACAGTAGTAAAGTCAAGAACCAAACCAACCGGAATATTACCCGATTTATGTTTGCTAACAGGAATAGCCGCTGACTGACCAGTAGCTGTTAGAGAGACAGAAGTATTAGGACCAGCAGCCATTTATCTCTCCTATTAAACAGTGTCGTCGTCGGTAACGTTACCCGTCGTGTAAACAATATCAACCTGCCAAGCACCGTTAGCCGAAGCAGTACCCGTTTCAGCATACAGAGCATACACCTGAGTATCAGCAGTACGAGCAGCACCAACACCAGTCAAGCCAGTAACACCACGAACAACACCAACACCCGAGCCTGTAGCTGCCGTCTTAACGTCGAGGGCATTTACAAGTTCCGTTGCTGTAGTCGAAGTACCAATGGAAAGAGTGGCAGTCGTACCGGCATCAGAAGCCGTACCACGAAGAACAACGAACAAAATACGCGCACCCTTGGGAAGAGTAGCAAGTTGTGTAGCCGTAGTCATAGACCGAGTAACGTTACGAGTCTTGACCATTACTGCCTTAGGGCCACGGAGTACCGAGGTTTTATCAGCCATTTCATTTCTCCTTAATAAGAGTCAGAAGAGGGAGCCGTTTCCAGCCCCCAATTCTGTAGTGCTATTACGCGCCAGCCGAACCGTAGATCGAACGCTTGTCCGAGCAACCGAAGCTATAGCGCGAACGCGCCTTAAACTTCGCATTATCCGAATCAAAGTCGTCATCTTGGGCAAAGCTGTCAGGGTTACGTTCGAAGTGCGTCATGCCATTCGGAACGTTCGTGAGAATAAACCACGCATCCGTATCCGTCAGGTAGTGGTTCACAACAACGCCCTTCGGGAACCGCGAACGGACCAGATTGACAGTATTGTTATTCGTACCCACTTCGTATTGCGTATCCATGATCTTGTTCGCTTCGAAGTCCAGGTCGACTGGAACGATCAACTTCTGGGGCTTCACAGCAATACGCAGGCCACGGTCGTTCGTGAACTTACCGATATCAATGCAAGCTTGCTCGAGAGCAGCTTCCGAGATATCCGCAGACACGGCGATGATGTTCGACCAGGTTCCGCCCGCCACGTTGGGACGTGTCGAGTTACAGAGTTCCTTGCCGTCACCATACGTGAACGACGAGTTGAATGCGCGATTAAGGATATTCGCCGCAATAACTTCCTTGGTTTGACGCATCGAGAAGGCAAGACCCTTCGCCTTACGTTCGCCAGCCACGTCGTAGAGGTCGTCATCAACCATTTCCTTCGTGATGATGAAACCAAGCGAGTAGACAACGTGCGTATAGCGATCCACGAAACCTTGTTGTTCCGAGTCATACGAGACAGGCGTACCTTCAGCCTTCTGTTGAGCCAGACCAAACGAAGAGATCGAGATGTCTTCTTCGAAGTTCTTACGCGAGCTACGAGTCGTGAAAATCTTACTCCATTCCACGTCGAATTCATCGTAAGCCTTACCATACCACGTATTGACACCGGGCCAGAGTGCTTTTCCAAACGAGCCAGTATTGATAGCCATTTAAGTTATCTCCTTTATATTAGCTATTAAGCACCAGCAACGTTAGGCGCATAGACCGACGTGTTAAGCATAACTTCAAACTTAGCATGATCAGTCGAGGCAAGACCAAACGCATTATCTGGACGTTTCACAAGACCAAGAATCTTCAACGGCAGGGTGGCAGTCGTCGCCTTAGAGTTCGAGATGAGTTCCATCTTCGAAACACCCGTAGTTGCATTACCCGCAGTCGTCGAATACGGAATATTCAAACCCACATCCGCAGCCGCCAAGTTCGAGGTAACAGCATCTTCTTGAGCTTCATATACAACGTCATAGTCCGCCACAACGAGGGCAATACGATTCGTTGAGGCAAGACGGTGCTTCGTTTGCAGCGAAGTCGGGTCCGGCAGGAAACCAACCACAGCACCGATCAAATCTTGACCCGTGGTGCTTGCCGTCGCCAACGCGCACGTTGGCATACCTTCGCAGTCCAAACCGTTCACAACAGTACCCGCAGTACCAGCTGAACCCGCAATCTTCACCAGATCACCAACGAAGACCGCCGTAGCGTCCGTCGAGGGAATCAGGAAAGCACGAGTTTGGCCGTTCCACGGCGAGCCGTTGAGATGCCGGATAGGGACAAAACCCTTAGGGGCATTAACATTAGCCATTACTTATTACTCCTTAAAATTGGTTAATTGGCGAAGGTAATACAGAGACTTATCGTTTTACGGATTGAATATCTAACTTCCCATAATCAGAGGCAGTCTTAGCATTCCTTCGAATTTCTGCTTCAAGGGCGCTGATTTCCTCCTTCTCCTTGCGGTCCTGATCCTGTTTCCACAGGGCCAAGGGAATACGCATCAGAAACGAGGTTACACCGCCGCCCATACCTTTTGACAAAGCAGAGCCTAATACATTAGAAGAATCCACACCACCATCACCAACCGTATGGCCGTCCTTATCTACGAATACCCAACCACCTTCGAGAAAGGTGTGCAGGCGATTTTCCGTATCATTGACCCACCGATACATAAAGTTCTCAGTATCCAGATTGGTTACAGTAATCTTATTTCTATTGGCTTCGTACACCGGAATACGCTTCGGTCGAGCCTTGTCTTTAAGTTCTTCACGAGTTTCTCGCATGTCTGTTTCTCCTATTAGTCGCTTAGTTCAGATAGAGTTCGAGGTACTTCTTCTCTGTCAGCCCCGTAGTACGGAGCATGGTTTTCATAATGCTTCTTTGCTCTTCTGACATTTCAGCTTTAGCCTTTGCTAGTCGAGAGTCCAACGCTGTGTTCTTATTACTCTGGCTACTACCTGCACGACCATCGCCGTCGGGATTGGGGGCAGCAGTAGTTGTCTTTTTGAACTTGTGGGCGAATTCCTTCTTAACTTCCTTCTCCACAAAGTCCCTTACGTCGTTCGCACCAACCTGCCCATTGTTTACACGAATGTACTCAATGGCAAGTGCATCTGCGAACTTCTGCATAACTCCATCGTTATACCACGAGTTACGTTGAAGCCATTCTGCGTGTTCAGGATCAACCTGCGCTACCTTCGGAGGAGGCGTACTAACCGCTTTATGAAGCTCTTGCTTAGTAAGATCAATACGTTCATCAATCTCATCGGCCTTGACTAGATCGCCTTCGGCAAGTGCTTGCCTCTTCTCAGAACGGAGTTGCTTAAGTGCTGCGTCATAACCCGTCTGGTAGATTTGCTGATTCTTCTGATGCATAAATTGCAACGCTCGGTCTGCTTCGGCAGTGCGCTTCTCAAGCGCCCGAATCTTACCAATCATGTCACCATGTTCGATAAAGACCTTTGCTGGCTTCCAATCTGCTTCGTTATGTCCAGCTTCAACCCATTGTTCCTTGGGCATCCAGCCACGAGTAGAGGCACGCTCTTCTTCGGGACTAGCTTGGCTCTGGACTACCTCATCACCTTCAGCTGCCTTAGCATCGACAGCGGGTGTTTCTACTTTTTGCTCTTCACTCATCGAGTAACTCCTTCAAGGCACTAGCCCTGTCATTGATCTTTACTTGCATATCTTCGTCATTGATCACGAAGAACTTCTCCTTGGTATCGGGGTCCTCCACGAACTTACCAGCATAGCGAGCAAAAATAATTCGATCACCCGGCTTACACCACGGACGCCAGTTAGGATCAGAACCATCAAAAGCACGGAAAGCTGTAGGACCAACTTGAATCACTGTCCCTACCTGCGTACCTGCTTCTTCACGCCTTGCCAAGTCAGTCGGCTTAACAACCGCAAAACCTGTGTCTTTCAAACCACCCGGAAGGTCAATCTGATCTTCCACTGCATCTGGTTTCACCAACAGTCTATGTCCTACGATTTCAAGACTCATCCTCTTCCATCTCCTCATCTTTATCAAAGATTGGCCGCCATTCGGCAAGAGCCTTCAATCCTTGAATGCAGCCACAACGGTACCTATCCTGTAATGAATCCTTCCCTCCATGATTCACGAGGTCAGAAATTAGGTCGTCCATCTCTCGCAAAATGATCTCTAGGAATTCTTCTGTTACCGGATTATTACACCAACTTACATAATCGTCTTTAGTCATTAGTTCCCTTATTTTGCTTTGCTGCTTGTTCATTAAGCTTCATCTTTTGTACGTGCAACTCCTGATCTCGAGCCATATCTTTATCTGCCATAGCATCTTCATGAGCAGCCTTCATATTACCAAGTTGAACTTCTTGAGCTGCCTTGGTAGCTTGTGAGACTATATCAAGTTGAGCTTTCCTACGCGATGCAGCATGATCAAGGGCAGCTTGCTGCCTGCTGTGCATCACATTCATAGCTTTCTCAGCAACCTTAAGCTGGAGGAGTTTCTCATTAGCAGCAATCTTAGACTGCTGAGCAGCTTGATCCAACTTAGCTTGCATTGCTTTTGCTTGCATATCTTGCTGTCTAGCCTGACCTTCCAATTGAGACTTTTGCTGAATCCCTTGTTGCTTAAGTTGCTCCGTTTGCTGCTTACCCTGTTCGACAGGATCAGGTTGCGGAGGTTGAGGTTGAGCAATAAGTTCTTGGTAGTTAGGAATCTCTTGTGCTTCAAGAATGCGTTGGGTAAGGACTTGAGGATTAATCGTACCCATCTGCAAAAGTTGAGCAACTTGCTGAAGCTTCTGCATCTTCATTGCCATACTATCTCCCGAAGGATCAGCCCCAGGGATAATCAGGTGCTCCGTGAACTCATAGTCCGATTGTTGGATTTGTCCCACGATCTCCGTTTCATCTTCAAGGATATCCGGGGTAACTCTATTGAGACGAAACATCTTCTTAAATTCTTTGCTCAGACTACGGTAGACCCGTTTATAGATCGCCGTAAAGACTGCCATACCTTGCTGAATAGTTTCTTGCGTTGTCGTGGCCGGAGTGTTCTGACCCGGCATTTTGCCGACGAAAATCTCCGCGATAGAGGCAAGTTGGTTCCCTGATGTGATAAGCATTTGCAGCAAACTCATCAGTACCGTACTCGGTTCCTTAGCTGGAATCGGAACGATAGACTTCTGAAGATCATCACCTGAGGCATTGACAACCTTCCATTCACCCGGACGAAGTTGAACTTGGCCATCCTTAATACGTAGTCGATTACCGATGAAACCCGACTGAAGGTTAGCCATAGTACCAGCATCAACGAGCTGGTTAATCAAGGTGTTCACAGCCTCATTAAGAGGACCGAGAAGTACACCAAAACCTAGAGCATAGATCGAACCATCAGGATTAGGGATGAAGGGGAAATCAGTGAAATATTCGACAGGTTTGATCTGGATGATCTTACCCTTTTCGTCCTTCTTGATCCCATCCGAATCCCAACGGGCAACAATCCGAACTACCTTACGAGTACCCTTATGAATCGTGACGATATAGGGTTCTTCGTAACCATCATCATCTAAATCCCAGAAAGTATGAACAGCTAGGAATGTGTGGGGAGTAGCCTTATCATCCTCAGTAGGGCGATCCATAGTAACAAGGGGAGGCTTATTCTCAATCACATCGCTAATGCTTGCACTGCCATATTCGATATCAAGGAAGTGTTGATCGTTGTTGACCTTTTCCTTAATGTCATTATCCGTGTAGTGGAGAATCTCCGTCTTACGATAGGAGGTCTCAATATTCTTAGTCCAGTAGTTCATACAGAGATTTTCTGGATAGACCAGCACACTCTGGAGTTTCTTCTGAACCGCATCGTAGAAGGTCTTCTTAAAGCAAAGCCCCGTGACTGCAATAGTCATCAGGAGCTTATCCATGTCCTCTTCCCAGTTATCGATATCACAGGTAACTTGGTAGGACATATGCTTACTAACTCGAATAGCTGCCTTCTCTAGTTCTCCTTGAAGATCAACAGCACTGACTCTTGCCTTAACAATCGACCCATCTGAAGGTACCAGTGCAGGGTAAGCACGAGCAGAGAACTGCATGGCAGCAGTAGCAATAAGAGGATACTTAACATTTGCAGCTTTCGGCCACGGCCATGTCTTGTTCTCCCGAGTCAGAAGCGCAAGCTTCATCCACTCCTTATTCGACTTCATCCAGTCCTGCCGGGATTCTTCATCTTCCATATAGGCTTGATAAAGAGTTGCACCCATGCCATCGAGGAACTTACCGTCATCCTTGTCCTTGAAGTGCTTAGCTAGGTTAGCTTGACTAAGAGCAAAGTCCAGCATGTTTGCATGAGGATCACGCTCTTCACCACTATAGCCAGCCTGTTGTCCATATTGCTGTGTCTCTTGAGGAGGAGCTGTCGTACCCGGTTGAGCTTGAGGCATCTGGGATTGAATTGCACCACCACCCATAGGTGAAGCACCCATCGACGGGTCTCCTTGGGGTTGTCCCATCTGCGGATTAAGATTCTGCATTCCAGGGTCGAGAGCCATTTAGTATCCTGTAACCGCAGAGCGGCCAGCTTCTAATATATCTGAATCACGCATATGTTCCATATATTCTTCCTCACTCACTTCCTTGTCAGTTGGTGCATCCATAAACTTCTCAACTCCACGACCGAGCATAGCTAGAGCATCAACTTGGTCATCATGAGCATCACGAGGGAACCTTAGGCATTCTTGTTCTAAGTCCAGAAACCAATCAGCCTGCTTGTCAAATCGAACTTTCCCGATACGCATACGGGAACGGATTGTCTGAGCAAACTGTACCTTATCTGTAACACGAGCCAGAAGCTCATAACTAAAGTAGTTGTTACTTTCCTCCATCGCCTTATGCAAATGGGGAAGTACCGAGTTAGTTAGAGCGCCCTTTTCGAAGAAGAAGTATTGTGGTTGATATTTCTTATTCAAATCTAGCATTGTCTGAACTGCATCTACTGAGTCCATCCGTTCATGGATCACTTCAACGATGTTGGTTACTCCTTCGTCATCAACACCGCCCACCACAAATACAGTATAGTCGGCGCTTTGAGCAAGAGTAAAAGCCAAGTCAACACCAACATAAAAGACTTTACGGCTCCTCGGGTCTTTATCCTTGTCTTGCATAGCAGGCATATCCGTCTTACGGAAAAATGCATTTGCTTCATCAAGAGGACGATTAAGATACTCTTGTGCATACTTATCCCCTTGACCTTGCGAGATGTAGTGTTGACGTTCAGCTTCGAGCTTTTCCCGAGGCCATCTTTCTGGCCAGAGGATGTGTTCGAAGTTGTTGTCATGAGCCCAATAGATTGCACTCATCCAGCTAGAACCTACAGGAGACTTGTTATACAAGGGAGTTCTAATTACCCGCTTATCTTGTTCTCTAGGCATTAGCCGTTGAAGCATAGAGTCCATGTGGAGAATCGTACCCACATACCGTACAATCCCATTCACAGAACGACAGGGCAGCAATGCACCAGAGAACCAGTTCCGAAACTTCTTCCGGCGGTCATCATTCATCACAATCTCATCGTTCTCGAGGTCATCGCAAATGATAAGATTGGGACGCTTGTTATTCCACTTAATACCACGAAGCTTCTGCTCTGAACCCTTAGCAATGATTCGGGCCTGATATCCACCATCAAAGTCGATGATCATATCGGTCTCAGCATCCTTGGATAACCCTTGCACACCAAAGATTTTCATCAGGTCTTCGTTATCAGTAAACTCCTTCTTTAAGTCATTCAAGAAGTAGCTTGCCTGTTGTTCCGTGTCAGAGACGATTAAGATAAAATCTCGCTGTCTCATGGCGATATTAGCTAGAGTATAGCTATGGGTGATAGAGGTAGACTTAGCATGGTTACGTGGGGCTGCTATGGCTACGAAAGGATGTGGAGAAGTACACATCTCCCACCACTCTCTATGACACCGAGGAATCTCTACGGGCACGTCGAAGGAGTTCTTCAGAAAGAGGTTGACGAAACCCTCGACGGCCTGTGAGTTAAGCTGAATATCGCTAATTACTTCACCTTAGTAAGTTTGATTTTCTTAGAAGCCTTATTGCCATGCTGCAAAGCTCGAGCCAAGATAGCAGATGCCTTAGCTTCTGGCACCTTAAGTTTCTTAGCTACTTTTTGTTCATCTAGCATTAGGCAGGAATTCCGGGCTTTTTAAATGTTTCGGGAGCGACTAGAACACATTCAAACTTATAGGCAACAACTTCCTTCTCTACGTCCTTAACTTGAAACACTTTGCTTTCAACAGTCTTATTATTCTCTACACAGGCAGCCTCAGTTTCAAAAGGTACTTGTGAATGATAGAAATCAATAGAGCCGTTGAGACCAAGAACGATTACGAAAGCGAGCCACATGATTAACAGACACGCCGGTTGGCGTTACCCCCACGACCACCACCCTTCATACCCTTTGCTGGAACCGTCTTAGCTGCCATGTTATTTCCTTCGAAGTTTAGGATTCTGAGTTTTAAGTTTATGACCAGTTCGGGGGAAGGAATCATTCATGTGAGCAGTTAGAACCCTAAGATTGCTCATCACAGTCTTGCCACCCTTGGAGATCGGTTTGATGTGATCCACCTGCTTACCATCTCCCTTCTTCACCTTACCTGCTCGTTCCATTATTGCACGGGCGAGATTTCTCTCCTCTCGAGCCTTAATCTGAGCAGGCTTCTTCTTATAAACATTCTCTTTTTGGTAATTACGAGCCATTATGATAGGAACAAATCCATAAACATTGCCGACGGAGGTTGCAATGGATCAGTAGTAATAGCCATGACATAAGGAACATTCTTATGCACAGCTACTTCAAAGTATCTAGGGTCTACTGCCCTATCAATACCAAGCCTTGCTTGAACCGTTGAAAGAGGACGCGGACCTTGTCCGACAATTTCACCAGTATCCACTCGATAGATAATATATTCACGCATCACTGGTCCACCACCATCTTCTGCACCAACAAACCTAGCTGTAGAACTCGAGGTCGGAATAAAGGCAATAGCCCAATAGACTGAAGGTCCAAGATGAGTAATAGAATGAATTCGAGTACCATTAACCCACGGGAGGTTAGTCTTAATTGCCGTACCCTTCGTCACCAGAACCAGAGGAAGAGGAGCAACGATAACTGGCGGTGGGGTAACTACTACCGGAGGAGGTGTAGCAACTGTCGAATCGTCTGCTACATAAAGGGGTTGACCCTTATAGAGCAGATCAGGAACTTGGACGTAAGCCATTAG